TAATATATAACTACCATTATGTTTTGAAAATCCATTAACCCGTGTTTCAAATACAGTTTTACCTAATCCTACCCAATTAATTCCTTTACTAGAATAAGCTAAAGTATTTACACTTCCTTTACCTCCTACTAACCAATAAGAATTAGAATTATCATAAACTACTGCTTTTGCATATTCATCAAAAATTAATTTTGAATCTATAGATGAAAACCAATTTACTCCATTATCTGAATATACTATCGTGTTATTACTTCCACTACCTACTGCAACAAATCTAGAAGTTCCATTATAACCAATTCCTAATCCAGAAATATCTAATGCACTTTTACCTACACCTGTCCAATTTGCTCCACCATCTATTGAAAATGCTATTGTATGATCTGTTCCTGAACCAACCGCAACTGCTAATTCTTCTGTTAATGTATTAATTGATAAATTTGCTAATATATTTGCTGATGTATCTATTGTATAATCATATTGAAAAACATATGACTGATACTGATTTACACTACAATCAAATAAATAATGATTACTTATATCATGCAATAAATTTTGATTTGATATATCTCCATGTGTATTTGTATATATATTTGAAATATCATAACTTGGAACATAAGAAACCACTCCTTCAGCTACTGGATCATAATTTGGAGAACTTTGATATTTTTTAAATATAAGTAAATTTTTATCCTTATGTACTAAAAGATTATGATTAATGTTTTGCTGTGTAATACAATTAAAATGCATATTACTATAACTTACATCACTACCAGATATATCAAATGCTTGTTTTAAAATTATTCTATTCAATAATTCTTCTTCACTATTAAAACTTTGTAATACTAATGAATTATCTACTGTTAAAATATTATCATTTACATAAATATTTCCTGCTGTTATTACCAAATTATTTCTTGTTTCTATTTTACCACCCATATTTGGAAAATGTTCTGAATAATAATATAATGGTGATGGAGTAGTTATAGATACTATTAATTCAGTATATCCACCGGATAATCCCGGTAATCCATATTCTTTAACACCTCTTGTAAATTCTTTTCCTCCATTATGTGTTCCATCTTGAGTTAAAGAAAATTTAATTCTATTATAAAAATTCTTTTCAGTATCTTGGACAAATGTATATTTTCCCATAGCTAAATGTAAATTTGCTCTAGATAAATCAGTTATATAATGTTGCTTTTCATCATTAAACTCTGGATATAATTCACCAGATAATGTAAAAAACTGATATGAAATATCTTCATCATTATAACCTGATACATCTACTCTAAATGAATCACTAGGTAATGGTTTATTTAATAATTCATTAATCAAAATTTGAAAACACTCTTCTGTATATAAAAATATATCTTCTAATATTATTTTACTTAAATCACTATTTAAATATTCAATATTTGCTCTATTAAAATTACCATTTACACTTAAATCAACTTCACCCCAATGATATTCATAACCTCCATAACTTACAATATTCTCTCCACATATACTTATCAAATTACTTATATCTACGTTATAACTATAATCATAATTATATCCAAATACTCTAATTGCATTTGATGAATCAAATATATTTATTCTATATTTATCATTATATAAACCATATTTAAAATTTATCCCTTCAGTAATTAAATTATTTAATCCATCTGTAGTTATTGGTAAACACTTTATATTTACTACATGAACTTCTCTTTCAGCTGTTGTAGTTGGATAATTTTCTAATTGATATTTTACAGTATGTATACCCAAATCATCTTCAGGTAAAGCTTGGACTGTTTGAATCGCATTTCCTGTTAATTCTCCCAAATAATAATCATATGCTCTACCTAATGGGTCTATAAATGCAGTAAATTGTTGATGATAAGTTTTTAAAAATATATTTCTATTAACATCTTGAGTATAATTTAAATTTATAAAAGGTTGTAATCTTTCAACACTTATAGATCTTGATATATCTGAAAAATTACCTGCTGCATCAAATGCTCTATAATTTTGAACATAACTTCCATTATTTAATAAAAGATATCCTGTTGATATATCAAAAATTGGTATATCTTTTACTTCTACTTGTAATAATCCTCGCCAAGCCGAATCTTCTTTTAATTCTACCTCACTTACTCCCCCATCTAATGCTCGGAAAGTCCAAGTACTTACACCTACAATTACTGTACATTCTATTAAATAATTTTTTGATGTATTACCAGTATGAGTTCTAACAGATGCACTATGATCACCTAATCCATAATATCCACTCCATGAATTTGAAGTTGAATTATAAAATTGTCGTGCACTATTACCACGATGTCTAAATTCATGAACTGTTCCATCTAAATATGTAAATTTAGTATATGCATAACCTCCTGGATTTACATCTGCATGATCAATTAATACATTAATTGCACTATCTTTAAGATTTGGATTAATAGTAACTACTTCTGTAGCTTGATTTATTTGAGTAAAATTTATAGATGTATCTTGATTGATAGTAAAACTACCACTTGATAAATCTTTTACATATGTTACAAATAATGATAAACTTGAATCAAATATGGAAGGTAATGTTTCATTACTTAAGGATTGTGCTACTCCACCTAATATATCAACTATATGGATACCTGGTATTGAAAACATTGCATTTCCGGTATTATCTCTCGTAAAATAATAAGGATTAAATAAATTGTTATTTTCCAAATAATTTGGATTAGTTTTTAATGTTTCATATGTATCAAATGATAATAATGGAATTTGAATATTCGATATATCTTCATAATCTAATGATAAAACATAAGATAAATCAGGTGGACTTGTATCAACAATTGTAAAATCTATAACTTCAACTAATGATTCAAAATTTGAACTATTGAAACTTTGAAATAAAACTTTATAGGTTCCTAATGTAAAACCTAATATATTATTTATTACTGTATTATTATAATCAGGTATATTATCATTTATATATCTAGCATGCATACTAAAATCCAATAAATTGAAAAATTGTAATTTTTTTACTTCATATGTTACTGTTTTATTAAATGCATCATATGCTATATCTGATACATCAAATATAGTTGATAAATTAGCTGTGTCTGTATTAATTAAATTATAAAAATTACTATTAAAATTTAAATTCAAATCAAACTCGTATCCACTTATTGAAATTTTTGGTGTTATTACAAAATTTGTAGTTTGACTTATATTAACTGTCACAAATTTCTCTGATAAGTTATTAAATCTATCAAATGCTCTATATCTTATTTGATAAGAAATTGTTCCATTACTTGTATCATTTGAATTTAATATTAATTCTGATGAAGTAAAATTATATGTTTCACTTGGTGTCAGAACTAAACTTATATTTGATAAATCTGTAGTTATTGCATTGCTTGTATTACTTAAATCAACTTCAATTCTTGATAAATCTGAACCTCTATCTTCAAAAAATGCACTTGGCATATTTAATTCCTCAAATTGATCAATATTTATCACATCCAAAGATATTGATATTATAGGCGGTTGTGTATCAACTATTAAAATTAGTCTTTCTAAAATTGCTACTTGATTATTTCTATCTACAGCTTCATATGAAATAGTAAAGAATCCAACTGTTGGATTATCAATAATAAAAGATGTATCATATCCTATTTGAAAATTTGTAGACAAATATGAAATATCACTATGATAATTTCTATAATAAAATTTATCAAATTCACTAAAAGCATTTACACCTAAAATAAATGACGCATCAGTTAAAATTTCACCTGCTTCATGTATTACATTTATAGAAGATAAATCACCAATATTTATATAAGGAATTTCATTAAAACTTGGACCTGTATTATTAATAATTAATTTTATATTTATTACATCTGAACTTAGATCAAATGGATTTTGTAAAGTTACTGAATAAAAATTTATATCATAATGTACGCTTGAAATATCACCACTTACAGAATAAATTATTGCAGATGGATCATATTCTACATGTCCACTTAATGAAGTTGTATGTGGTGGTAAAATATAACTTAAATCAAAACTTATATCAGAACTAAATACTCTGGGATGTGATAAACTAAAATCTAATAATAAATCATACGTTTTATCTCCAAAATTTATATGAATTCTATCATCAAAACCATAATTATTAATAAAATTTATTGAAGGATCTATACTATTTATAATATCAACTTTTCTATTTATTGAAATATCATTATATTGATTATCTGAAATTTCATAAATTATAACTAATGATGTATCTACTTTTGAAAATAAATCAATTGATGAAATATCATTACTTATATCTGCTATTGTTTTAATATTTTCTTGTTTATAATTATTTGTTATTCCTGATATAGTTATTACATAATTCGAATTTACTATTTCATAATTATCTATTAAACTAAAATCAAAAATTATTGAACTTAATTCAAAAATTAATAAAGATGCATCTTTTAAATAATTAAATGCCATATATGAAAAATCTTTAAAATCAGACGCAAATAATGCAAAACTTAAATCTGTTTCACTTGTAAAATCAAATGAAAAATCAATTGATGGAACACTTTTATCTACTATATCTACTATTCTTGTAATATTGAATGAGTTATCACAAGCATCTATAACATTATAATTAAATCTTAAAGGTTCTATTTCATTTAAACCTATTGTTACCTTATTTAAACAATTATCACTATTTAAATAACCATTATTACTAGAAAATACATTTCTTAAACCAGTTTCATTAAAAGATATATCACCTTCTCCACTTATTGATAATGTAATTATTGTACTTAAATCACTATAATCAAAATAATTATCACTTACTTCAAATTGATTTATTATAAAACTTAAATCATCAAAAGTTGAAAATACTGTTAAACTAAAATCTATATTGAAAGTATTTTCAAATGTATTATTAAATAGAATATCTTTTGCAGATACAAATGATGCATCATTTGAACCATCTATATAAGCTATGTTTGATAAATCTGGAAATCTAAAAAATGGATTAGAAATATCTGTTACTTCAATAAATCTTTTGATATAAATTGTATCAGTTTTACCTGTCTTTCTTACTTCATAAGTTAATTCATAAAGACCAATCGTACTAATATCCAAAACTAATCCCCATGAAATATCATAACCTGCTGGATCATCTGTAGTTGTAGTATAATTTGATGAAAAATTTACTGAATAAGGTCCCGTTGATGGAACATATGTTACTTCTTGGACTCCACTACCTATATCACCTTTTATAAGTAAACCCGGTTCATTAAATGCAGAATGAACACTAATTATTTCTGTACGAGAACCTGATAAAGTTAATAATGGTGTATCTGTAAATGTTATATTTAAACTTACATCATTACTTACATTTCCACATAAATCTTTTGCAGTATATACTATAATTGCTTCTGCTGAACTAGCAGGATTTGTTGCTTGAATAAAGTAACCATTATCATATATAGCAGTAATGTTACTAACTTGATATAAAAGAAATGATAAGCTACCATCATATATTGAATTATCTGACAATTCTAATAATGGAATATTTGTATTTTCCAAATATGCATCTCCCTGTTTAAAAAAAGAAATATCGGTAAAAATATTAAAACTAAAATCTCTTGAATATTGATATTCATATAATAATGGATTGGGACTCACTACATTTTGATTTACAAAATTTAATTCTACTACAACATTATCCAATACATTTACTAAAAATGTTCTTGAAAAATCTAATATTAAACTATTCAAATCTAATATATTACTTAAATCATTAAATAAAAAGTCTTCATTACTTAAACCTTTTATATCTACTATTATTTCATAATTACCAATAAATTGAGTATCTATATGAGTTGAACTAAAAAAATTAATTGGATTAAAACTTCCTTCTATATAAAAATTATTTGTAGATTCATTTATGTCTGAAATTGAAATTAAAAAATCTGAAGTAGTTATTTTAATTGAGGTATTAAGCTCATAATTTGTATTATTTGCTAAATCATTATAATTCTGACTTACATCTATAATATTTAAACTATTGTCTACTCTATTTATAATCAAACTTTCTCCGTCTAAAAATAAAGAATTTATTTTAGTTTGTAAAGGATCTATTATAAAATTTCTATAAGAATTATTTACATCTTCATCATTAATATGAAGTAAATTTCCAACACTTAATATTGGACTATTTCCATCACTAAATCTAATATTACTAATATCAAATATTTTCAATCCTACTTCATCAATTTGAATAGATGAACCTGTTAAAAAATTAAAATTAAAATTTTTTGATAAATAATAATTTAAGGAAAAATCTGTATAATCACTTTCAAATTCAAAAGGACCATCTAGTAAATTTATATTTTCATATTTTAAAACCTTTTTTGAACTACCAGTTAAATTATCTAACACTAGTTGATCATTTAAACTTGTAGGTGAAAAAAATTCTCCACTTACTGTAATTTCAAATGGTAAATTTATTTTATTACCAGAATTATCATATAAAAATACATCCAAATTTTCAAAAAAATTTAGTGAAGATTCAAAAGTATTTGTTGAAATATCTATTCTATTTGTAAATGGATTTGAATTATGAAATATTTCGTAATTTCCTGATATTTCAATATATGGTCCTCTTCTAATTTCAACTAATCTTAAAAGTTGAACTGTTGTTTTTTCATAATCTTCTAATGTGTATGTTATTATAAAATATGATAAATCATAATTTATTTGAAAAGTATTATCTAATACTGTTCCATCACCTAAAGTTGTTTGAACCGGAGCAGTTGACCTTACTAAATATGATATATCATGATTATATCTATCAATTGCTGCATATGGAATAATTGGTTCTTCATATGTTTGATACAAATTTAGATAGTAAATATTATCAGTAACTGCAGAAAAATCATTTACTACAAAAGGTAGATCTTGTTGATTAAATAATACAAATGATACATCTCTAAAAGTTATATTATTAACATCATCTGGATCATTACAAAACTCTGTATATACAAAATTATTTGATGGTTCATAACTAAAATTATTTGGTATATTTAAAATTTGAATTGGTATTAATGAATTTTGTATAAAAGTACCAGCACTATTATCAAGTTTTATTCTAACTGTACCATAATAAAAATTATATGTATTTAATGGATCTCCTAATATTTGAATCTTTGGATCTGATCTATGTAAAATACCTGTAGTATTTTCTTCATCTACATAAATAGCATTACTAAAATCATTATTTACTATAGTAAATGGATAATTTTCATCTATATTAAAAATTGTATATGAACCATCATATAAACCATAATCTAAACTATATAATAATTCATTAGATACATCAACTCTTCCATGATTATTTAAATTAAATTCATAATAAGATATATTATTTGCTGAAGTTTCTAATTTTGCTTCTGAAACAATATTTAAACATTCTTTTCCTTGTGCAAATAAAATATTTACAAATTGTGAAACTTGTTGCAAAACATAATCACATGTAGTATCATAAACAAATATATTAGTATTACTTACTTCCTGAATTCCATTTAATGGAAATGATTTTATTGATAATTTGTTTGTATTAAAATGCGTTTCAAAACTTCCATCAACTGTTAAACTTATATCCCCATAATAATATGATATGTTACTTGCATCAATTAAAATACTTAATTCTCCACTTATATCATTTTGTGTATCATCTACATAAAAAATTCTGTTTGTAGTATTGTTTGCAGTTTTTGGTATTATTATATTAAAACTATCATCTATTTTTTGCAAACTTAAATCATTACTTAATCCACTTAAATCTTCTCCACTTAAAGCAAATGGATGACTAGTAGAAAAATCTTCCATAGCTATAAAAGTGTATTTCATCGATCTCATAAAATAAAAATTATCTCCACTATTTGTTAACCCTGTTTCAATTAATGAACCAGAAATATTAAGTAAATTATAACATTCATCATAAAATCTATAATAATTATTATTTGTAAAACTTAAATCACTACCTTTTGATACATAAATATTTATTGATTCTCCATATGAAACATCATATTGTATTAAATGTGATATATCAACAATTGCATTTGTATCTGAAGCATCATAAAAACCAATTGGATGAGTTTTTGGTATATTTTGTATTGAATAAATCTTATTTCCACTTGTTTCATACAAACCATAATTTGTTTTTTTTAATAATTCTCCATCCAAAAAATCACCAATAACACCATTAACATTGTTAAAAATATAATAATTATTTGATATATCAATTGTATTATTCAAATTAAAACAAATATTACTCATTATTAATAATATAGTTTATTAAAAATATCTAATTTATAAATAAAAAATTTTAATTTTACTAAAATTGATATAAAAAACCAATTTAAAATCATAGTAACATTACATTTATATGGAAGGCAAAAAGGAAGACCTCGCTAGAAAGTATCAAAAAAAATCAGATAAACAACATGTATTAGATAATCCTGATACATACATTGGTTCTATTGAAAATATTAATTCTAATACATATATTTATGATAGCGAGCAAAAAAAAATTATTGAAAAGCCTATTAACTATATTCCTGGGCTATATAAACTTTTTGATGAAGGTATCGTTAATTGTAGAGATCACGCCGTCAGAATGCAACAATTAATCGATTCAAATTCAGAAAATAAAAATTATCCAGTAACAAATATTAATATTACTATTGAGGATGATGGAACTATTACCTTATATAATGATGGTAATGGTATTGATGTGTCTATCCACCCAGAATATAATGTATGGATTCCTGAATTAATTTTTGGACACCTCAGAACTTCTACTAATTATGATAAAAGTGAAAAGAAAATTGTAGGTGGAAAAAATGGTTTTGGATTTAAATTAGTTTTAATTTGGTCCAAATGGGGCAAAATTGAAACTGTCGACCACAAAACCGGACAAAAATACGTGCAAGAATTTCACGATAATTTAAATACTATAGATAAGCCTACAATCACTAAATGTAAGAACAAACCATATACTTCTGTTAGTTTTAAACCTGATTTTGAAAGACTCAAAATTGATGGATTTGATGATAATTTTAAATCTCTTATGTTGCGAAGAATTTATGATATTGCTGCTGTAACTGATAAATCTATTAAAGTTAAATATAACTCACAACAACTTGAAGTAAAAAGTTTCTTAAATTATATCGATTTATATATTGGTAATAAAAGTGAAACTGAAAGAATTTATGAACAACCTAATCAAAGATGGGAATATGCTGTTTGTATTGCACCAAATGAAGAATTTACACAAATCAGTTTTGTTAATGGTATTTATACTTCTAAAGGAGGTAAACATGTTGATTATATTACTAATCAAATTGTTAGAAAAATTAGTGCCTTTATTAAAGCAAAAAAACATATTGATGTTAAACCTGCATCTATTAAAGAACAATTAATGATTTTTGTTAATTGTACTATTGAAAATCCTGCTTTTGATAGTCAAACTAAAGATTATCTTAATACTGCTGTAAGTAATTTTGGTTCATTATGTGAAGTTTCTGATAAATTTATTGAAAAATTAGCAAAAATGGGAGTTATGTCTACTGCTTGTAGTATTACTGAAGTTAAAGAAAATAAAGCTGCAAAAAAAACTGATGGTACTAAAGTTAAAAATATTCGTAATATTCCTAAATTAGTTGACGCTAATTATGCTGGAACAGCTAAATCAAATGATTGTATAATTATTTTATGTGAAGGAGATTCAGCAAAATCAGGAATTATTTCTGGTCTTTCTAGAGAAGATAGAAATACTATTGGTGTTTATCCAATGAAAGGTAAAATGTTTAATATACGAGGAGAAAGTGTATCAAAAATTTCAGATAATAAAGAAATTGCTGAAATTAAGCAAATTCTTGGACTTGAACATGGTAAAAAATATACATCTGAATGTATTAAATCAAAACTTAGATATGGTAAAATATTATTTATGACTGACCAAGATTTAGATGGAAGTCATATTAAAGGTCTTGGAATTAATATGATTGATAGTGAATGGAAATCATTAATTGAAATACCTGAATTTATTGGTTATATGAATACACCTATTTTAAAAGCATCAAAAGGAAAAGATATTATTGAATTTTATAATAATGGAGAATTTGAAAATTGGAAATTAAATAATGATGTTTCTAAATGGGCTGTTAAATATTATAAGGGTCTTGGAACTAGTACTAGTAAAGAATTTAAAGAATATTTTCAACAAAAGAAAATAGTTAATTTTACATCATCTGAAAAATGTGGAGATTTAATTGATATGGTATTTAATAAAAAGAGAGCAAATGATAGAAAAGAATGGTTATCTGTTTATGATAGAAATGCTTATTTAGATACAAGTAAAACATCAGTAACATATGAAGAATTTATTCATAATGATTTTCGTCATTTTTCAAAATATGATAATGACCGTTCAATTCCTAATTTAACAGATGGTCTTAAAATTAGTTTAAGAAAAATTCTATATTCTGCTTTTAAAAAGAAGCTATATAATGAAATTAAAGTTGCTCAATTTAGTGGTTATGTTTCAGAACATTCTGGTTATCATCATGGCGAAGCTAGTTTAAATGGAGCAATTATTGGATTAGCACAAAATTTTGTTGGAACTAATAATATTAATTTATTTAAACCAAAGGGTCAATTTGGAACTCGTCTTATGGGAGGTAAAGATGCTGCTTCTGAAAGGTATATTTTCACACATTTATCGAAAATTACTCGTGCAATATTTCCTGAAATTGATGATAAAATTTTAACATATTTACAAGATGATGGAGATTTAGTTGAACCAATTTATTATACACCAATTATTCCAATGATTCTTGTAAATGGAACAAAAGGAATCGGAACTGGATTTAGTACAGATATTATGTGTTATAATCCAATTCAAATTATTGAATATTTACAAAATATGCTTAAAAATGAAAAACAACTTGGAGTAATTGAACCATATTATAAAAATTTTAAAGGTACAATTAATACTTGTGATAGTGCTAATAAAAAATATTTAATTAAAGGATGTTATGAAATTTTAGGTTCTGATAAAATTCGTATTTCTGAATTACCTATTGGTACATGGACTCAAGATTATAAAGAGTTTATTGAAACATTAATGATAAATAAAGAAAAAAATTATATTAAAGATTATTCTGATATGTCTACTGAATCAAATGTAGAATTTATTATTCAATTTTATCCAAAA